AAATAGGTTGAGTCGATAGTAAGTTCACCTGGAAAATTTTGCAGCCTTAAATCGAAAATTTAAAATATTGAAAAAATATTGAAAATATTAAATAATTTTAGTCCTAAATTTATAATTCTTATTTATAATTTTGGTTTATATTTTTGGATTGGATTTATATTTTCTCCTCGATAAATCAAATAATATTAGCATTTAACAAATTTTTTCTTGACTCTATTTATAATTTACCATAATTTTTTTGTACACTAAAAAAGGAGTTTTAAAATGAAACTAAATAATGAAATGTCTTTATTGACAAAACAACAAATAACCATCGCTAATTGGATAAACAACTTAGACTCTCATAATGCTCGAGCAAGAGAAATATTATATTTTGTAAGAAAAGTTGTCAAAGAAGATCACGATATAGAAGATCATGGCTTTGATGAATTGTTTACAAAAAGCCATAAAATAGTTGATGGTCATGTTCAATACTTTTATAAAATTAAGGAAGGTGTATAATGTTAAACAAAGTCACTAAAAAACAATGTCTCGAAGCAATAGAGTATTTATTTACTCACGGATATACTTTAGAAATGACCTCAGATAAAAGGTATTATACTGAGATACTTTTAAAGAAAGTTGCTAATGATTATAATATTGAACTAAAAGGTATTGACGATGAGAATGAATAGGCAAGGTAATACTTTAAAAGGGCGTATTAAGTCTAGTTGTGCTAATTGTGAGACTAACTTAAAATGCTTAGGAATAGTATTTAAAAAACAACCTACATTAAATAAAGTTATTATAAATCAAGTTATTGATTCTAAAATTGCGAATAAACCTTGCCAAGTTATAAATGACAAGGAATGTTCCTATTATAATAATTTTGTTAAACCGATAATTGGAGAGATATAATGCTAAAGGAGAAACCTAAAGAAAGATATTTAAATTATTATAATGAACTATTAAAAAAAACTAAGGGGTATAAAATGAAAGTATTAGTAGCGTGTGAAGAAAGTCAAGCAGTTGCAAAGGCTTTTAGAAAACTAGGTCACGAAGCATATTCTTGTGACATTCAAGATTGTAGTGGTGGTAAACCTCAATGGCATATCAAAGGTGATGCACTTGTTGAAGCATATAGTGGTAAGTACGATTTAATGATTGCCCATCCACCTTGCACTTATTTAGCAGTAAGTGGTGCTAGATGGATGTATAACAACGATGGTTCAATTTGTTTAGAAAGGTTAAAGAATAGAAATAAAGCACTTGATTTTGTAAGGAAATTACTTGATGCACCTATTGAAAAGATAGCACTAGAAAATCCCGTTTCGGTTATATCTAGTGCAATTAGAAAACCCGATCAAATTATACAACCTTATGAATATGGACACTCAGAAGCTAAAAAAACTTGTTTATGGTTAAAGAATCTACCAAAGCTAAAACCTACCAAGATTGTAAATAAAGGTGAGTTTGTTGAGTGGATTGATAAAAATGGCAAGAAAAAAAGACAAGCTAAATGGTATTTAGATGTATTGAGTAAAGCAAAAACAAAAGCAGAACGCCAAAAGTTAAGATCCAAGACATATCAAGGGATTGCAGACGCTATGGCACAACAATGGAGTATATAATGAGTTTTGACTTTTTTGATTATGATATGACCAAACCTCTAACTAAAGAAAAAAAGCATATGAATTATGACTCTAAATTAGCAGATCAATGTGTTAAGTATTGTTTACAATGCAAAAGATGTTGGGAGTTAAGTTCTGCATTTAGAGTAAATAAAAAGAATGGGAAAAGAAACATTGAGGATTTTATATCTTATTATGTTAATTTCCCAACATATGGTAAACAAAGAAAACAATGCCCTAGATGTAAAAAGGAGAATCAATAATGGACATTCCAAAAAAACAGCAGTATCAACTACAAGTAAGTGGTTTTACGCCACAAAGTAAGTTAATAGCAATTTACCCTAAATTAATGGAGAGCGAATATGCTTGGAATTATTTATGTAAAATGCTAGAGATCGACCCTTCCAAATATAAAGATGGAGTCTTTATAAGAACCATAGGAGTTAAGGAATTATGATTAATAAAGAGACATTTGCAATGCATGAAATAAAAAAACATAATTTAAACTGCACTCTTATATTTGATAGTTTAAATTTTAATGGCAAGTACGATGCAGATTCAAACACGATTTATATTCATAAAAGCCTTTCTGAAAAAGAGTTTCTAATGACTTTATTTCACGAAATCAATCACGCCATGTATTGTAAAGAAATGGGATTGGATGCTTATAAAAATGACTATGAATTAGAAATGGAAAGATGTATAATTTCAGACCTTGATCCTTATGAATGTAATTTTTATGAGGTCCAAGCTGAAAAATACGCTAAACAAAAAACAAAGGAGATGACATGGGTAAAATAAAAAACCTAGTAATCGAGTTAGGATATGAAGGTGCTAAAAAGTATCTTCAAGAAATAAGAGAAGAAATCAAAAGTAAAAAAGGAGTAAAAAATGGAAATCAATCTAGATAGTTATGAGATCACCAAAGCAATAAAAATGTATCTTAAAGCTAGAGGTGTTAATTGGGAAGATGAATATCCTGAAATGTATATTAGAAACTACGAAGATGACCTAATAAACTTAAATGCTTATAAAACAGATGAACACTTTGATGAGGATAAGAGAGAGTTTATTATTGATGCAAAATATAATGTTGAAGGGCTTTTTGTAAAGCGTAAAAAGGAAGGTCAGAAAAAGTATGAATATGTTCCTTTCGATTACAGACATATAAGAACTTATATTGAAATAGGAGAGGATTCACTTTCTAAACTAGAAATATATGAGGGAGAAGAATGATTATATTAAACTGTGCCGAATGGCTTGTATCGTTCTTTTTATTCAGTTTATCTTGTTGTTTGATTCTTGCAGCCTTAATCGTATTTGATTGGTTCGCCAGGAAATGGGTAGAAAGAATATGGGGAACAAAATAGTTGGTTTATATAATACTAGTATAAAAAGTATATTATGATTATATTTGTTGGGTATAAAAAAGGAAAAAGTTTTAGTGATGGTGGTTACTATATACCCAAATGTGTCATACCAACGACTAGGGGGGAGTTACTCCTTTTTCTTCCCCCAACCACCAAAAAGGAGAAACAATGAAACATGCATACATAGGGTACATCCCTTCAAATGTTAGGTATGATAATCTTTTATCTTGTAGAGAAAAATTATTGTACTGTGAAATAACTGCAACTTTAGATAATGGTTACTGCACTAAAACCAATCTTTATTTTTCAAAAGCTTTAGGTTATAGTCAATCATCAGTATCAAAATATTTAGGCACACTAAGAGAGTGTGGACATATCAATCTTAACCTTATAAGAGATGAAGTTACGATGAAATATAAAAGTAGATTAATATGGTTAACCACTCCTCGCTACGAAGAAGTGGAAAAGAACAAAATCAATGATGCCACTACGCCACAGACAGAAGTGGATCAAGATAAAAAGAAGCGTTCTGTAGTGTTTAATCACGATCAAAGCCCTATTTCCACTACCGCCCCCCACGATATATATTATTATACTAATAATATTATACACAGTAAGTCTAATAAGAATCCTCTGGAGATAAAGCTTTTAAGAGATATTAATGAAAAGCAGTATGAGTATTTATATAGAATTGTTCGTCAATTTTATAATAAACAATCTAGGGTGCATAGTAAGTTAGTATCTAAGTATTGGAGTCAAGATAAAAACTTAGTTAATGAATCAATTAACAATCTTTTTAAATTAATTAAGGTTGATAAGTTTGAAGATACTGAAGTTTGGTCTGTAATTGAATGGGCTACTTACAATGATTTTTGGAGTAAAAACTTATTATCCCTTCGTTCATTAAGAAAGAAATCAAAAAATGGGCTGACGAAGTTTGCTAATATTTATAGCAAATGGAGTTCAGAATGAATTTTGAAGATCATGGTATATATATTAGTAATGGGTTTGGTGAGCAAAAAGTTGTATGTCCTAAATGTTCATCTACTAGAAAAAAATCTTATGACCCATGCTTGGCAGTTAATATTGATGAAGGTGTTTGGCTATGTCATCATTGTGGGTGGAGGGGTAGCTTGAATAAAAAATCTAAAAAAGAATATATCCCTCCAATAGAAAAACCAAAAGAGGAAGTTATAAGTGACCTTCCTGGAAAAGTTGTGAAATGGTTTGCTGAGAGAGGGCTTTCTGAAAACACGCTTATATCTGAGAAGATTGGTTTTAAAGATCGATGGATTCAGTTTCCATTTTATAAAGGTGGAGAGGTTGTCAACATTAAATCTAGAACAGCAGATAAACAGTTTAAGCAATGTAAGAATGCTGAAAAATGTTTTTATCGATTTGATCATATGGTTGGGATGGAGACTATCATTATAACTGAAGGTGAAATGGATGCTTTATCTTTAGTTGAAAGTGGATTTACTAATGCGGTATCAGTTCCTGATGGTGCTATTGCTCCAAATTCAACTCCTACAGATAAAAAGTTTTCATACTTACTTAGTGCTGAAGAACATTTGATGAACGCTAAAACAGTTATATTATGTACTGATAACGACCCAAATGGTAATGCATTACAAAATGAATTATCGAGAAGGATTGGAAGGGAAAAGTGTTTTAAGGTGACATATCCTGAAGGCTGCAAAGATTTAAATGAAGTTCTTGTAAAGCATGGTAAAGATAAGATCGTTGATATTATAAGTAATGCTCATCCTTATCCAATAGAGGGAGTAGTATTGATTGAGGATATAGCTGATGAAGCTATTGAATTAATGAATGCTCCAGAACATAAAGGGTTAAGTACAGGGTGGATGTCTGTAGATGATCATTATCGTGTTAGCCATAGTGAAGTAACTGTTGTAACTGGAGTTCCTAATATGGGTAAATCTGAATGGATGGATGCCCTTATGATAAATATGATCCAAAATCATGGTTGGAAGTTTGGTATATTTTCAGCAGAGAATTTTCCTATTAAACATCATCTACTTAAATTAGTAGGTAAGTTTGCTGGAAAACCTTTTTATGGAGAGCATAAAATGTCTGAACAAACTGCTAGAGATTCTATGTTTATATTAAACGACCATATTAAGTTTATAGGCACTCAAGAAGATTCAGTTAGTATTAAGTCTATTATGGATACTGCAAAATTGTTAAATTATAGGCATGGATTAAATGGATTAATTGTTGATCCTTGGAATACATTAGAACATAAATTTGGAAGTGGCGAAAATGAAACCTTGTATATTTCTAGAGTTCTTGCAGAACTAAATGCTTTTGCTAAAATTAATGAAATGCATATATGGGTTGTAGCCCATCCAAAGAAAATGGAAAACGATAATAATAGAAGACCGATTGTACCAACGCCTTATGATATATCTGGATCAGCAAATTGGTTTAATAAATGCGATAATGCAATTACAGTTCACAGGCATAGAAGTGAAGATGAAGATTATGTTGGTATTCATGTTCATAAGATTAGGTTTCAGTACAAAAATGGAAGTCCTGGAATGGGTAAATTAAGTTATGATATTAAAGGAGGGGGTAGGTATGTCGAATACCAAGAAGAACCTAAAGAAGCACTTTTTGAATAGAATTAAAGATTTTAATTTTACAGAAGAGTATGATTATAATAAAAGACATATGCGACAAGTTTTAATGGATGAGTTTGATAAAACTTGGATACGCTATAATAACAATGAAGCTACATTTAAAGAATGGGAATATGCATTAGAAAAGTGGCTTAGACTTGAGAGTATGTAGGAGGTAACATGAAAGTCAAACGATATATAGTAACACCTGATAAACATTTTCCATTGCATGATCAAAAAGCAATTAATGTTTTATGTAAAGCAATCGAAATTGTTAAACCTGATGGCTATATTGACTTAGGGGATGTGGGAGAATGGTTTGGTTGTTCTCATTGGCAATGGAAGAAAAAAAAACGACCACCATTAGAAATACAAATGCCTAGAATAGATCAAGATGTCATTGATGTTAATAAAGGTATGGACCAAATTGATGAATCTTTAGATAAAGCAAATGTCAAAGAAAAATACATGATTGAAGGTAATCACGATGATTGGATGAATAGATTTTATGAAGAAAACGAACATAAAGTATTTCAAGTTTATAAATTTAAGAATGCAGTTAAGTTAAAAGAGCGTGGTTATAAATATATGCCGATAGGTAGATATTTACAGATTGGTAAATTAAACTTTTATCATGGGCATCATTATGCTGGAATTCAACACACTAGAAATCATTTACTTAGACTCGGTAGTAATGTGATGTATGGTCATCATCACGATGTTCAACAATCATCTGTTACTCATATAGATGGAACAAAATCAGCTTGGAGTATTGGCTGCCTAAAAGATATGAGTTTAGAAAAAAATGATTGGCTAGGCGGTAGATCTATAAATTGGGGTCATGCTTTTTCAATAGTAGATTTTTATCATAGTGGATTATTTACAGTTCATGTAGTCCAAATAATTAATGGTAAAACCTCATTATGGGGAGAACTAATAACAGGATAAAATAACTTGATACTTATAAATAAAAGTTATATTTTCCACAACCAAAAAGGAGAGATAAATGGCAATATGTACAGCGACAATTAAACTTAATACAAAAGAAGTTTTAAAATGTATTAATGCTTTAAAAGAGTTTTTATTTGCTAGTGATAGTGCTGATGATCTAAAAAATCTAGATAAAGAAGGATATTATAAATTATTGAAGGATTTTGAAAAGATCTATGAGGATATGCTAGAAAAAGAAGATCAAGGAGTTCAGCATGGACAATAGACGATATTATGGTACAGTATGTTGGGATGGGTATAAAGATTCTAAGGATGGAGAAGAAACTACTGTAGCAGATAGTGTAAGATCTTTAGTTGAAGGTATTGAACTTAGCTTAGAAGATCATAAGAAAAGAGGTGCTTATTTTGAGTGTGCTTCTATTGAGTCCAATACATTTCATAGAGGTTATAAAGAAATAACAGATTTAATTAAAAAACAACTAAAAGCAAGGAGAAAAAATGGAAAACAATGATTCATTTAAATTAAACCCTTCATCAGATAATATTGTAGAGTTAGCATTTGATGAACCTAAAAGCGGCACAAATAATTTTGGCAGATGGTTTTTATATGGAGTAAGTAAAGAAGGTCGTGAAACATCCTTTTTTACCAATTCAGCTAGTTTACATAAGAAGCTAGGTGAATATGGAAAAGGTGCTAAATTAAACATCAAAAAAGAAGAGTATGCTCCAGGAAAATACGCTTGGGAAGTTCATGCCTTAGAAGGTACTGTTCCATCAAAATCACAAGAAAAAACCTTAGATAGCTCACCTGTTTTGGATGCTAGAACGCTAGATATACATAAACAAGTATGTCTTAAATTAGCTGTGCAAAGCTTAGAGCATGTTGAATTTGATATCAAAGCTGTTGAAGAAAGAACCTATCAGCTATTAGATGTATTGCATGGATCTAGACCAAACAATATTGCAGAAAAGGTTAAAGAGGTATTTGATACAAAGGAAATGCCATTCTAAATTAAATTAACAGGGTGAGTAAGGTTTTCTTGGTTTCCCTGAAAGCCCTGTTAAGCCTATGAAGAAAACATTAATAAAAAAACTAGACAATGCTTGGGCAAATAAAATAAAAGAATATGGCATGTGTGAATCATGTCGTAAAACTACATATTTAAATGCTCATCATTTTTATTCTAGATCAATAAGGGCTGTTAGGTGGGATATACCTAATGGCTTTTGTTTATGTGTAGGTTGCCATGTATTTTCTTCTAAGTTTTCTGCTCATAAAACTCCAGCAGAATTTGTTGAATGGGCAATTGAAAGAAGGGGCTTAGAGTGGTACGAAGATTTAAAAAAACGTAAAAATGCTACAGTAAAGTTTATAGATGCAGACTATCAAGATTTAATAGATAGAATAAATAATCAAGGTATTTGATATTTTCAGATATTTATCATAATTTTTAACACATTAAAAAGGAGATTAATATGTGTTTTTCATGGAAAAGTAAAGAGCAACAAACTCTTAATGATATAAAAGGTTCAGTAGCTGATATACTGAATGAAATGGAAGGGTATCACACCAACGATAGTGAGATGGGTTTTTATATGACGATGTTAAGAAATACTATCAATCAAATTCAAAAAGAAGAGGACAAAGCTAAAGAAAAGGATGCTAAGTTTTTTGATAAGCATGTTTGTTCTCATTGTGAATCTAATAAAATTTACATTTGTGAGCCTTGTATGAATAACATGGCAAAGCAATATGACAATTACTCCAATTAATTACGTTTGTCCTGGAAAATATAAAGGGATAAACATTTTGCAGAGATATTAATTATTTTCTGTAGGGAATAAGAAATGACAAACATGGTTGGCTGCCAAATTAATTTCAATAACCTAATTGGAGTAAAAATTTAATAAAAGGAATAGCATATGGATAATTTAACTAACATTAAAAATATTGTAGAAAAGCAACTAACAATCAATCCTAAGTTAAGAGATAGTGACAGTAAGCTAGTGGCTACAATATGGTATAATTCAACTCATATAAAAGATATGTCAGCACTAGATTTATTAAAAGCTATAGGCAATGGAGATCTAGTAAGTTGGTCATCAATTACAAGAGTTAGAAGAAAGCTACAAGAAATTAATCCAGAGCTTAGAGGTAAAAAGTATCAAAAAAGACAAGAGTCTACTAAAAAATATGTAGAAAAAATAAGAAAACTAGAATTATTTTAATGATGAATATGCTTGATTTATTTAGCGGTATAGGCGGTTTTCACAAAGGATTTGAACAAGCTGGTTATAAGTTTGATTGGGTTGGCTTTAGTGATGTTGATAAATACTCTACCGCTGTATATAAACACAAGTTTAAAAATGCAAAGGAGTTAGGAGATGTTAGATCTATTCGATCAAAAGACTTACCCAAAATCGACATTATCACTTTCGGATCACCTTGCCAAGATTTTAGTCAAGCTTCAGGATCTAGGCGTGGACTTAAAGGAAGTAGAAGTTCCCTTATTGGGGAAGCAATTAGACTTATCTCTGAGTGCAGACCACATATTTTTATCTGGGAAAATGTTAAAGGAACTTTCTCCTCAAACAATGGCGAAGATTTTTGGGCAATTATCCAAGCCTTTATCAACATTGGGGGCTATAGACTTGAATGGGAATTGCTTAATTCACGCTGGTTTCAAGTACCACAAAACAGAGAAAGAATCTATCTTATTGGACATCTTGGAAGAGGAAGTGGACGAACAGTATTTCCTCTCAGAGAAGCAAGTAAGTCAGCTAGTAAGAAATCCCAATCAAAAGTAAATTATACCATTATTGATAAAAAAGGTAATAAAAAAAACAATCAATCTTATGCGGCAACTTTATGTGGTGGTGGTCATAGTGGTGATAATCATAGCGATATGGACTTAGTAAAGCTTAAACAAATAGGAACTATAGGAGAAGATAGCGAAGCTACTAGGGTATATGATGCAAATGGTCTATCAAAGACCATCAAAGATGGTGGCGGTATGGGTGTAAAAACTGGGTTATATAAATTACAAGAAAGAATTAGAAGGTTAACTCCAATTGAATGTGAGCGTTTACAAGGTTTTCCAGATAACTTTACAAGTAAAGGTATTATAGATAGAGAAGTTGTTTCTATATCAAATAGCCAAAGATATAAACAATTAGGCAATGCGGTTACAGTTAATGTAGTTCAAGCTATTGCAGAAAAACTTAATAAAATAAGGAGATGATTATGTTTTACATACAAGAAGTATTACAAACCCAAGCGTTTGATACACTTATTCAAACTATTATGTGGATTTCATTATGGGTTTTTGTTATAATCAGATTAAACAGAATAGAGGATAAGTTAGATGAAAGAGTATAAACCATATATATTAAAAAATACTACTACAAAAGCTATTAATTTACCTTCAGAAGTATGGAAAGAAGCTGGGTGGGAATTAAATGATGATGTAGAAGTTGTATGCTGTCAAGTTAGTGTAAGTCATAATAAATCTTATAATTCAATTTCAATAGACAGAGTTAAAGATTTAAAAAAATATGAAAAAGAATTATATGAGGAAAAGTAGATAATGTTAGTTAAAGATTTTATAAAATGGGCTGAATCTATGCAAAAAGAAGAGCATAGAATTATGCTTGATAAAGGAAAAGAATATACTGTATCTGATACAGATAAATTTAAGAACTTTAAGAGTATAGGTGAGAGGCTTAATTTAGCCCCTAAAATGGTCGTAATGATTTATTTGCTTAAGCATATGGATAGCATAAGAAACTACGTTTTAACAGGCAAAGAATCAAGCACAGAGACTATTATGGGAAGAATCCAAGATGCAAGAAACTATTTATTATTATTAGGTGGAGTTATTGAAGAAGAAAAACAAGGATAAGTTTGAATCTATTCAATGGGTAATAGACAAACTAAGCACCGAAGTTAGAAAGCCTGTTTGGAATGCAGATGGTTATTGGAGAACTGATTCTAGTAGGGCTGATAAAAATACCTTTTGGTGTCCTAAATGTAGAAGAAAATGGAATATCTTTGAGAAAAGATTATGGGCTTCGCCAGATAGAAAACTTTGGAAGGAAAAAATATGCAGAGATTGCGATTCAGTTGTAAAGTAGAAAATGGTAAAATGTTTATAATTGACAGAGAAAGTTTTGACTCTGCAATAGAAAAACTAGATGGTAACTACTATATAGAGTTAAAAGAAAGTGGGGTTAGGTCCACTCAGCAAAATAACTACTATTGGAAAATTGTTAATCTGTTGGCAGATGATATTGGATATACTGATAAAGAAATGCACCAGGCTATTAAAGATCACTTTGAAATCAAAAGCACTAAACATTTATCAACCTCTGAGTTTTCTAAGTTTATTGAAAAATTAATACGTTGGGCAGCTATAGATTTTAATGTTGTGATTCCTGACCCATAATTTAGGGGTAGATGGCTTAATAAAGTACATAAGCTTACTAGATGAAAAAAAATAAAGTACATAAGATTGAAGATGTCTAGTTAAAGCTCAACATTTTAACAAAATGTTAAATAAAAAATACTCGATTGAAATTAAGAGCGTAGCCTAATCTTACTACCCCTAGAACTCTTCTTCTATTCTCATATTTATATTAAATACATCTGGAGCAACTTGAGTCATATCAAGTGAATTTTGTGCAAATCTTGCAAACATATGTTCTGATTCTTCCCCATTATCTTTATCAATGCTAAAAATAAAAGGTAAGTGATTACCATTAACTTTGTTCCAAACATCTTCAATAACTACATCATCTGCTGGTTGAACTGCATTACTTCTTGTTGGCATTATTTTATCACCAGACAAGTAATTAAAGTTCATATCATAAGCAATTCTACCACCATAAATATTTTGAGAAAACGAAGATCCAACAAAAGGAGATTTAGAGGTTGAACTTGCTAATTTTCCAATATTTGTCATATTAGAAAATCTTTGTCCTCCAATACTTTGCTGAGTAGTTACATTATCAAATTGAATAGATCTCTTTACTGCAAGTTCTGGAGATTGTGGCATATCAAAAAACTCACCTATCATTATACATCCAACAGAAAAATTAGTGCTTGAACTCCAATCTCCATTTATAGATGTTGCTGCTACACCACCGCCACTACCTTCAAATTGTATGCCCCAATATCGTAAAGCAGTTTCTGGAAAAGTAATAATCGTACTGCCATTTGCATTAGGTTTAATTACAACACTTTTATCATCATAAGTTGAAGATCCAGTAGCAGTAACATTTATATTATCTGCATTAATAACATCTGTAACAGTTACACCACTCCAATCTATATCACTTGTATCTGCTAATGTACCATCAACAGCACCAACATCAGTTGATTCATTTCCAGCAAATATTCTTATTTTACCTTCTGATGCAACTAAATTATGATTTAAAATAGCAATATAACTTATCTTTTGAGTTGTATCTTGCTTATCGATATTTATTAAAACATGATCATCTCGAACCGCAGATGTTGAACTAGTATCAATAGTATTTAAGTTTAATGGATTTAAATCAAATAACTCAGCTTCTGAACCTGTAGTAAATGTTCCCAATGTGTTATTACTAGAGCTAGTTGACTTAATATCAAAATTTCCATTTTGTGTTACACCTCTTGAAAGAAGATAACTAATATAATCTGTGTAAAATCGAGGTGTTCTTATATTCATATTTGCCATTTATAAATCTCCAAATTAATTTGTATCTACTTGTATGCAAGATATACTAGCTCCATTGACTTGTTTAGATATAGATGTAACCATCCAATATCCCGCCATAGATGCTCCAAATATTTTTATTTTAGAATCCCAATTACTAAATTGAATTATATCTGCGATTTCTAAATCATTATATTTAGGAGTTAGTGTACTAAACTCAACAATATTTTTTCTATCTTTAAAAATATGCAAGTATGCATTTGCCATAGCTGTTGCTGTTGTATCATCTAAAGTATCTGCATCGAGTTCTAATTTTAATGATTGATTATTACCATTAACAGTAGTACCAGCAGATGTTGAATCTGTAACATTTACTGTTTTTTTAAATTGATCTTGAACATAATCTTGAGCGTAGTTTATTGTAATATCGTTTCTAACAGAATTTAGTTTTGTTTTAGATATATTTTTTAAATTAATATCTCGATAATCAACTGTTTTATCAGCACTACTATAGTTACCATTTCTTCTTAATGTTCTTATATTTACTTTACCATCGCCACTTATAAAAACATAAGAAAAGCATTGCTTGCATAATCTTTCAATTAAATCTTTAGAGTCAATAAATTTATATTGTGAAAAAGCAATTAATACATCTGTAACTGTATCATTATAAATATCACCTAATATTCCAGCGGCATTTTTATTGCCAGAGTTATCAAAAGATGTAATGTCAATATTAGCAACTGTTAAATCTAGTTCAGTTCTTAAAATATCTTCAATTTGATAAATTGGATTTTTAATAAAATTACCTGCATTATATCCATTATTTCTGTTTAAATCTATATACGTACTATATTCACGACCTTTACCAGAAAAATATAAATATTCTATTTCTGCTGGTGTCCTTAATGTTTTTGTTCTAGTAGCAATAATTTTTTTAGAAACTGAATCTTGTTGTTCAAATTGGCTTGAAATAGCATATCCAACTACTTTTTCATATTTTTCTTCAACTTGTTTTGTAAATATCTGACTAGGTCTAAATTCAATCATCATAAACATATCTAATAAACTATATCTTAATCTATTATCACCATTAGTTGTAGCAGTTTTACTTTGTAAGGTAATAGTTTTATCATCTAGCGAAACGGAGCTTAATTCATTATCTGTATATTTACTTGTTAAGTTAGAAATGTGTATTACAGGATCTGGACCAGTAGAAGTTGTAATTGCTGGATTTGCTGTAGTGCCACTTGATAAAGTAACTTCTACTCCACTAGCATCATCTGCATTAAATCCAGATGTTTTAAAAATTAAAAAAATATCATTATTGTCATAAACCTCACCTAGCTTTGGAACTGTAGGCATATTAAATGTTAAATTATCAGTTAGCAATCCTGAATTAGAGTCTTCTAGTAAGGTACCTGTATCATATGCTTGAGAGG